AATGTGGACACCGGCGCTACCAACAGGAAGCTGGGGAGCGATATGGCTGATTCCGTTACCGGCGGTGGTCTTCATGGCAAGGATCTCAGTAAGGCCGATGTGTCCGTGAATATCTATGCCTGGCTGGAAGCTCAGCGGCTCGGCAAGCCTGTGGAACTATGCTGTGCCATTGGCGATGAGTCTGTCAACGGAATCTCTTACGAGGAAATCGTAGAAACAGCAAGAGACTTCATCCGTGCAGTTGGTGGGTTTGAGAAGTTCGCTGAGTGGGGGCTTGTATGATCATTGAAAAGAAAAATGCGGCGGATCTGCTTCCTGCAGACTATAACCCCCGCAAGGATCTGCAACCCGGCGATCCTGAGTATGAAAAACTGAAGCGTTCCCTGCAGCAGTTTGGGTATGTGGAGCCTGTGATCTGGAATAAGGCTACCGGCAGAGTTGTCGGTGGCCATCAGCGCCTGAAGGTTCTGCAGGATATGGGTGTCACAGAAGTAGACTGCGTTGTGGTGGATATGCTGGAGGATCAGGAAAAGGCACTGAACATTGCCCTGAACAAAATTTCCGGTGCCTGGGACAATGACAAACTGGCTCTGCTGATTGAGGATCTGCAGGGTGCTGACTTAGACGTATCCATCACCGGCTTTGATCCGGCTGAAATCGATGACCTTTTCAAAGACAGTATCAAAGATGGTGTCAAAGAGGACACATTCGATGTGGATGCAGAATTGGAAAAGCCTACCATCACCAAGGCAGGAGATATCTGGCAGCTTGGCCGTCATCGACTGATCTGCGGTGACAGTACCAAGACTGATACCTTCGATTTGCTCATGGCAGGGATGAAGGCAAATCTGGTCATCACTGATCCACCTTACAACGTCAATTATGAAGGTTCTGCCGGTAAGATCAAAAATGATAATATGAAAAACGATGCCTTCTACCAGCTCCTTCTGGATGCATTTACGCAGATGCGCGCGGCAATGGCAGATGATGCGTCCATCTATGTGTTCCACTCAGATACTGAGGGGCTAAATTTCCGCAGGGCTTTTGCCGATGCGGGATTTTATTTGTCTGGGTGCTGCATCTGGAAGAAACAGTCTTTGGTGCTGGGGCGTAGCCCCTATCAATGGCAGCACGAGCCCTGTCTGTATGGTTGGAAGAAAAATGGCAAACACCAGTGGTACACTGGTAGGAAGGAAACCACCATCTGGGAATTCGATAAGCCGAAGAAGAACGGTGATCACCCGACCATGAAACCTATTCCACTTTTGGCATATCCTATCATGAATTCTTCCATGAGCAACAGTGTGGTCCTGGACCCCTTTGGTGGCTCTGGAAGTACACTTATAGCCTGTGAACAGACCGACCGTATTTGTTACGCAGTGGAACTGGATGAAAAGTTTTGCGATGTTATCGTAAAGCGGTATATTGAGCAGGTTGGTGGTTCGGAAGATGTCACCGTGCAGCGGGATGGCCTGACCTATCATTACTCCGAGCTGGGGGCACAAGAGGCGTAATTATCAATGGACCACCATTGTGTACTACACACAATATTGCCGTTCATCTTTCTATATTTCCTGTGCCAGAAATAACTTGCTATCTCTGTCAGTCAGAGCGAATATGTGTACTACCAAAAATAAGGAGGTATTACACATGATCATCAATTACAATGTCAGCGGCAGCGACCGCAAACGCCTGGTGGCGGCGATCGTTGAACACACTGGTGAGAAAGCAAAATACCTGGGCGCACCAGGATTTGCTTACCAGGTGGGTAACATCCACATCAGCGTAGATGGCCAGGTAACTGTAGAGACCCGGGAGGCAGCGCCCCTTATCCGGTTTCTCCGGGAGAAAGGTTTTCAGGCGGAAGATCCTCTGTCAGAGGCCGTGGAAGAGGAAACTACCGAGGAATCCTCGGATGTTGAAGTTTTCGGCATCTGCATTTCCATGCCCCGGTCGCTGCTCACTGACAGCCATCTTGAGAACCTGTGCAACATCGTGGAGTCCAAAGGCAATCTGATTCGCAAGGCTCTGGGAACTGCGGATATTCCCATTGAAATCACTGATGAGAAGGTCAGCTTCCCCTGGTTCCCGGAAAATCTCACATCTGACGAAATGAAGGCTTATGAAACTTTCATTTGCAGGCTGTGCGACATGGCCCGGAATCAGAAGCGGATCAGTGCAAAGGAGAAAACTGTGGACAATGAGAAGTATACATTCCGCTGCTTCCTCCTGCGGCTCGGCTTTATCGGTGACGAGTATAAGACCGCACGGAAAATCCTGCTCCGGAATCTTTCTGGTAGCACGGCATTCAAAGTTGGTCCCCGAAAGGAGGAGCAGGAATGCGAGTAATTTCTAAAGCGGTTCTTCAAATCCTCCGGGAACGGTATCCAAAGGGAACAAGAGTAGAGCTGGTCAGTATGAATGATCCGTTCAACACCAAGCTGATTCCCGGTTGTCAGGGAACGGTTGTTTCCGTTGATTCCATCGGTACGATCCATGTTGCCTGGGACTGTGGTTCCAGTTTGGGTGTGGTTTACGGTGAAGATCACTTCCGAAAGGTGGTGGAGTGATGTACCGACATCTGATTTCGCAGCTTTACGGCGGGAGTATTGATCCCTGTGGTCGCGTCATTGATAAGGAATCGAAACGTTATTTGCAGGATCGTACCATTGCCGAGTTGGCTGCTGCTTTCCGGGAAACCCTGAACCCAGAGCAGAAGGCCATGTTCGAGGAATATATCGCAGAACACAATTATCTGGATGCGCTAATCGAGGAGGATGGCTTCATTGAAGGATTCCGCCTGGGAGGACAAATGGTAATGGCTATGCTGTTTGGCAAGGATGATGTACCGGAGGAAGAAGCGTCATGTGGAAAGAAGGAGCCATAAAGCTCAATTCCAGTTGGATTCGGTATGAAGTTAAGGTTTATGACAGTCCCTCTCAATTCGGTATTGATGGAGGTCGCATCAGCAAACTTATATTGAAACGTAAAGGTGAGATTGTTTGCAATTACGACAGAGAATGGATAATAAAGCCGGTTGATCTGGATGTGGAAATGGCTTTGCAGATCCTCATCTTCAGCGAGAACCACTGATTATGGATAAGTAGTTCTGGGACGGAGCCGAAAGGCTCTGTTCCTCGTTTCCGGTAGACACACTGATTATTGAAGTCACACTGATTCGGTGTGGCTTTTCTTTTGCCGTGGAGGTGATCGTATATTCGGAAGCTAAAGAAGTATAAGCCCACACGGTTTATGGCCAGAGGTTCCTACTATGACAAGGATGCTGCTGACTATGCGGTCAGTTTCATAGAGTGCCTATGCCATACCAAAGGCACCTGGGCAAGAAAGCCCTTTGAACTCATCGAGTGGCAGGAGAAGATCATCCGGGATGTGTTTGGAACACTGAAGCCTAACGGCTACAGGCAGTTCAATACTGCATACATTGAGATCCCCAAGAAGCAGGGCAAGTCGGAGTTGGCTGCTGCCGTTGCGTTGCTCCTTACCTGCGGTGACGGCGAAGAACGAGCCGAGGTTTATGGCTGTGCTGCGGATCGTCAGCAGGCATCTATCGTTTTCAATGTTGCCGCCGACATGGTGCGTATGTGTCCGGCGCTTGCCAAGCGGGTCAAGATACTGGATTCCCAGAAACGGCTGATCTACCAGCCAACGGGCAGTATCTACCAAGTGCTTTCTGCCGATGTCGGCAACAAGCACGGTTTCAACACCCACGGCGTTGTTTTCGATGAGCTACACACCCAGCCCAACCGGAAGCTGTTTGATGTTATGACCAAAGGCTCCGGCGATGCCCGTATGCAGCCGCTGTATTTTTTGATTACAACCGCCGGTAATGACACCAAATCCATATGTTACGAGATCCACCAAAAGGCAAAGGACATCATCGAAGGCCGGAAAATCGACCACACCTTTTACCCTGTGATCTACGGTGCCGATGAAGAGGATGACTGGACTGACCCCAAGACCTGGAAGAAAGCCAACCCCTCCCTGGGCATCACCGTTGGTATCGATAAGGTAAGAGATGCCTGTGAGTCGGCGAAGCAGAATCCCGGTGAGGAGAATTCGTTCCGGCAGCTTCGCCTGAACCAGTGGGTCAAGCAGGCTGTCAGATGGATGCCAATGCACTTATGGGATAAATGCGAATTTGCAGTGAATGAGGACGATCTGGAAGGCCGTGTCTGCTACGGCGGTCTTGACCTTTCTTCCACCACGGACATCACTGCCCTGGTGCTGGTGTTCCCACCCACCGAAGAAGATGACACGTACATAATCCTGCCATACTTCTGGATTCCGGAGGACAACTTGGATTTGCGTGTCCGGCGTGACCATGTGCCATATGATGTCTGGGAACGGCAGGGTTTCCTGCAGACCACCGAGGGTAACGTTGTCCACTATGGCTACATTGAAAAGTTCATTGAACGTCTGGGTGAACGGTTCAACATCCGGGAGATTGCATTTGACCGATGGGGCGCTGTCCAAATGGTGCAAAACCTGGAAGGCATGGGTTTCACTGTCGTTCCATTCGGACAGGGCTTCAAGGATATGTCACCGCCCACAAAGGAATTGATGAAGCTGGTGCTCGAGGAGCGGATCGCTCACGGCGGTCACCCTGTTCTCCGTTGGATGATGGATAACATCTTCATCCGATCCGACCCGGCGGGCAATATCAAGCCAGATAAAGAAAAGTCTACAGAAAAAATTGATGGTGCCGTCGCCACAATCATGGCCCTGGATAGAGCCATTCGCTGTGGTAACGACACCGATATCTCGATTTACGATAAGCGAGGATTACTCTTTATTTAAATACGTATTTTTCCAATAGAACTTCTATGTATGGCCAAGCCTCCGAAAATGCTTTCATTAGGGTGGCTCCATCAGCAACAAATGATGCTATTTTCAGAAGCACATTCTTTTGCTGACTTTTATTTAGTTTAGCCAACTTTTCATAACCAGAGGCACAAAGATGTAAATACTTTGCTCCAGATGAGGTTACACGAACTTCAATTAACCCTTCATCAGAAAACTTTTCAATTTCTGACTCAACAGTACCTGCCTGA